GGTTCAACTGGTCCCCAAGGTTCAAAGGGTCAAATTGGTGACCAAGGTCAAACTGGTGGTGTAGGTGTAACTGGTGGTGTAGGTGTAACTGGTGGAGCAGGAGCACAAGGTTCAAAAGGTCAGATAGGTTCAATCGGTTCAACTGGTCCTCAAGGTTCCAAGGGAAACATAGGTTCAATTGGTTCCCAAGGTGCACAAGGTCAAACTGGTGGTGTTGGTGTAACTGGTGGAGTTGGTGTAACTGGTGGTGTAGGTCAGACTGGTGGAGCAGGAGCACAAGGTTCAAAAGGTCAGATAGGTTCAATCGGTTCAACTGGTCCTCAAGGTTCAAAAGGTCAGATTGGTTCTCAAGGTGCACAAGGTCAGACTGGTGGTCAAGGTCAAACTGGTGGACAAGGTGCACAAGGCCCGATAGGTTCAACTGGTCCACAAGGTTCCAAAGGAAACATAGGTTCAATCGGTTCTCAAGGTGCACAAGGTCAGACTGGTAATCAAGGTCAAACTGGTGCACAAGGTGCTCAGGGCCCTCAAGGTTCTAAAGGAAATATTGGTTCAATTGGTTCAACTGGTCCAATTGGTAATACTGGTCCAGTTGGTAATACTGGAGCACAAGGTTCAAAGGGAAATATAGGTTCAATCGGTTCCCAAGGTGCACAAGGACAAACTGGTAATCAAGGACAAACTGGTAATCAAGGACAAACTGGTGGTCAAGGTCAGATAGGTTCAACTGGTCCACAAGGTTCCAAAGGAAATATTGGTTCAATAGGGTCACAAGGTGCACAAGGTCAGACTGGTAATCAAGGTCAGACTGGTGGTCAAGGTCAGATTGGTTCAATAGGTTCAACTGGTCCGATTGGTTCAACTGGTCCGATTGGTAATACTGGTCCTCAAGGTTCAACTGGTCCACAAGGTTCAAAAGGAAATATTGGTTCAATAGGTTCAACTGGTCCTCAAGGTCAGACTGGTAATCAAGGTCAGACTGGTAACCAAGGACAAACTGGTAATCAAGGTCAAATTGGTCAACAAGGTAATATAGGCCCGATTGGTAATACTGGTCCACAAGGTTCAACTGGTCCAATTGGTAATACTGGTCCAGTTGGTAATACTGGAGCACAAGGTTCAACTGGTCCTCAAGGTCAAACTGGTAATGTAGGTGTTACTGGTAACATAGGTGTAATTGGTTCTATCGGTTCAACTGGTCCAATTGGTAATACTGGTCCGATTGGTAATACTGGAGCACAAGGTTCAACTGGTCCGATTGGTAATACTGGTCCAATTGGTAACACTGGAGCACAAGGTTCAACTGGTCCGATTGGTAATACTGGTCCAATTGGTAATACTGGAGCACAAGGTTCAATTGGTTCACAAGGTCAAACTGGTAATCAAGGTGCTGTCGGTAATACTGGTCCGATTGGTAATACTGGTCCTATAGGAAACCCAGGAGCGTCTTTTAGTTCTACTGATAATGGTAGATTCTTAATAGTTGACTCAACACAATCCACAGATATAAATACCCAAAGGACAATATCAACTACGGCATCTGGATTAGCAATAGATGATGAAGGTGTAGTTGGTTTATTTGGAAGTGCAACTTTCGCAGGATTTGATACGGACTCTATCTCTGTTGATGTGTTACAAAGTGTTAAATCTGGAGCAACAACTAATATAGAACCTGATGATGTAAGTTTCTTTATTAGTGGTTCACCAAGTGGTAACAATGCAACAAGAACTAATATGTTCATATCAGCAAGTGGATTCGTTGTAACTGCTGATGGTAATGTAACTGCATCTAATATTGACTTAAGTGGTGGGTTAGCTGCAGAAGGTATTACGGCAACATTTGGTTTCTTTGGTGATAAGTTAGCAGTTGGTGGTACAGAGGATGTTCCTAATGTAATAGTTTCTGCAAGTGGAGAGATATCATCTTCTAACTTTCTCGTAGATAAACTTGGTAATGTAACCGCATCTAATATGAGATTAGCAGGTGGTTTGGAATCAGAAACCGTACAATCAAATTTTGGTATCTTTAATAGTAGAGTGGAAGTTGGTGGTACAAAGTCTAATGCAAGAGTAATAATAGGAGAACTTGAAGGGCATCCTTTAGGTGGTAGTAGTGCAAGATATGGTATAAGAGGGTTTGCAGCAAATGGAACTACACGAGTATTTGAAATATCAGAGACCAGAAATGAACTATCTGGTTGGACAATAAGTGATACTTCTATCTCTAAAAACAATGTTAAATTAGATTCAACATCAAATGGAGAAGGTTTATATGTTAAGAAGACAAGTTTTTCCAACACAACTGCAGGTGCTTTTGTAGGTTTAGATAGTGGTACTGCTAAGTTTAATGTTGGTGATGCTTCTAAGTTTATAAAATTTGATGGAAGTGATTTTACGGTAGATGCTGGTAATTTCTCATTAGACTCAAGTGGTAATATGACTGCTACAAGTGCTACTCTTACAGGCACTGTTACGGCAACTGCAGGAGCGATTGGTGGATTTACTATTGCTAATAATGATATTACGGGTAGTGGTGGTACTCTTGTATCTTCTGATAGAGAGACCACAAGTGGTGATGACACAACAAGAAGGTCAGAGATATCAGATGAAGGATTTATTTTTAGAACATGGTCAGCAGGAAGCAAAAATCACTTTACAACTCCTCCAAATGCAAATAATATTCCAGTTCCATCAAGAATTGTACTTGACCTTGTAAATGTACAAGAATTTACTTTTTTCCAATCAGAAACTTTAAAAACTTCTTATAGAAATGCTATAAGAAGTGAGAATATAGAGTTTGGTTTATTTTCAACAGATGGTAATGACACATTTACAACGGGTAATTTGGTCATCGGAAAAGGTGGAAAGGGAACTGCTTCAATAAGAAATGTGATGAACGATTCAACCCCTGATTCATGGTTTGGACCAGATACTGTTAATGGTGGTTGGGTACTTGGTAACGAATTGGAAATAAAAACAGTGCTCGCATCTCATACTACACCAGTTAGAACAAATACCAGTTATATGTTTAGTGTTACTGGTACATCTTATTTTGGTGGAGATGTAACCTTTGGTGCTCAAGTTGCATCACACATCCAACCAGACGCATCTGCTACTTATGATTTAGGTTCTTCAACTCTAAGATGGAACAACATATACACTACTGATATGCAGTTATCTAACATGGATAAAGAAGAAGGTAATGAAGTTGATGGTACGAAAGGTGATTGGACAATTCAAGAGGGTAAGGATGATTTATTCTTAATAAATCGTTTGAATGGTAAGAAGTACAGATTTAAATTAGAGGAGATGAAAGATGAGTGATACAAGATATCCAGATAGAAGATGGGTAGTGTTTGATACAAGTGAAACTGGAAGTATTGACTTTTCACAAGTCTTACAAACAAGTGTAAATACTTTGAGATTAAACATTAGTGGAAGTCAAACTTTTGTAAAATGGGATAGGATAGCAGCAGTAGAAGAAGTACTTTATGCAGATGGTGATGATGATATTCCTGCAGATAAAAGTGTTGGTGATGTAAGAATTGCCGCAACAGCGTCAATGGATACACCAGCATGTGTGCTTTCTTTATCAACAAAGTCACAAGAATATACTCATAGTGAAATCCTTAATGTACTTACAGGAAGTGCTTGGGTAACTAATGATGGAGATTAATAATGCCAGTAAATGGTTCAGGTAGATTTATTGGTCCAGGACATCCAATTCGTGATGGGTTGATATTGTGGCTTGACCCTCGTTATAAAGAAACAAATTTAATTACTGGAGGAAATTGGGTTGACCAAAGTGGAAGAAATGCAACGGTAACCCCAGTAAATGACCCAGAGTGGTTGTATGGATATTACTTTGAGTTTGATGGTACAGACCAAGGGTTTCAAGCTACAAATCAAATGGATGGTAGTCATACAACTTTTACTCTTGAAGTATGGTCAAAGAGAGACGATTCATCTGGTAATGAATATTATTTAGATGGAAGAAATGCTGGAGCATCAACCGATAGTACAAATTGGTGGTTTCTATCAGAGTATAATAGTTACGACACCAATTTTAGAAATTTGGCTTTTGTAAATTGGAGTAATGGATATACAAATTGGCATCAAGTCTTAGTAACGGATGATAATAGTAATTCAAAATTATATATAAATGGAGAACTACAAGATACGGGAAATAGTGCAACCTGGAACTCTAATGACCTTACAATAGGAATGAGGATGAACACAACAAGTGGTGGTGGGCAGTGGAACGGACAAATTGGAATTGTTAGGATATATAATAGAGCTCTTACCGCTACAGAAGCAAGACATAATTTTCAAACAGACGCAGGAAAATTTGATATACTGATAGAGGGGACATCGTAATGCCAGTAGATGTAGGTGGAATAAAAATAGGTGGGGAGATGATTATAAGAGAAAACTTATATCAGTATTATAGTGCCTTAGACCCAAATAGTCATGTAAATGGTGCAAGCACTATACAAGATATAAGTGGTCGTAATGAAGATGCTTCATCTCAAGATATTACATGGAGAAACTACTATTGGGACTTTGATGTAAATAATGATGATGTAAGTCAAATAGATTTTCCAAACGCAGGTATGACAGGGAATATCATAGCACAAGATTGGTCTTGGGAGATTTGGTTTATCTCATCAAATTTAACTGGAATAAGTGGTTTAGGAATGTTAGGAAATAAAACAAGTTCCTTTGGTTGGGATACGGGTAATACCACGAACACAATACGAGGGGGAATAGCTAATAGTGCTGGTACTGCTTTCACGGTTACATCTGGTACACTTTCATTAAACACATGGCATCATTCGGTATTAACATATAACGGGACTGGTGATGATAAAATCAGATTATATATGAACGGAAGTCTTACAGGAGAATCAGGTGCATCAAATGGTTCATTTTCTGAAACTAATGTTATAAGATTTGGGGCAACAAGAGTGTTGGTTGGTACTCAAGCATCTAAAAGATGGTTAGGTGGGATAGCAGTATTTAGAATATATGATAGAACATTAGATGCTGATGAGGTTAGATATAATTATAGTTGCGAAAGAGGAGCGTTTGGAGTATAATGGCTATTAATGTTGGAGTAACTGGAAGTGCAGGAAGGTTTATCGGTGGTGGTGCTGGTGTTTATAGAAACACCCAGTTAAAAATGTATTTAGACCCTTTCAAATATTCTGCTTGGACTGCTGAAACGGCGTCAACTTTTCTTGATATAAGTGGATGGGGGAATAATATGACATTGGTAAACGGAGCAAGAAGTCGTACAGATGGTTGGTGGAGTTTTGATGGAACAGATGATTTTGGTTACAGAACAGATGACTCTGATTTTGATTATGGTACAACGATAGACTTTTCTATACAAATGTGGTATTATAATTTAGGTGGGAATGGTTCTGATTTTTATCTAATAAGTAAAGGAAAAAAATCATCAGCAAAAGGTAACCCAGCTACTGGGTTTAGTCTGTTTTGGAATACGGGAACAAGTGAATTAAGATTGAGAATGAATGAAAGTACAGGAATAAATAGTCCAGGAAATACTCATAATTGGGCACAAGCTCAATGGATAAATTTAGCAGTAGTTGTTGATAGAAGTTCTGATGTAAAGTTTTATAAAAATGGTGTACTTGCAACTACTGAAACTGGTAGTACAACCGCACAGAATATCTCAAATGATAGGTATATTTTAATTGGTGGTTCTCAAAATACTAATTCTACTACTGGTGTTCTTGATGACTTTAACGGATACATGGGACATATTCTTATTTACTCAACTTTACTTGATGAGGATGAAATAAGACAAAACTTTAATGCCCATCGTGGAATTTATGGGGTGTAAAAGTTGTTAGGTTTATATTTATATACGAACTAAACTGGGATTTGTAATGATTAAATTAGTAGATTTATTAAACGAGGGTGTATACGACAAAGGAATATTAAAAGCAGTTTTTCTTGCTGGAGGTCCAGGAAGTGGAAAGACATATGCAGCAGAAGGTCTGTTTGGTATACCAGAAAATATTAATCTGTCCTATACTGGATTAAAGATGGTAAACTACGACCAAGAGTTTGAAAAAGCACTAAATAAATATGGTTTCGGAACTGAGTTAGATGCAATGCCAGATGAAGTGTTTGCAGATTTAACGGGATATGATAAGAAGACAGATGAACCAGTTACTGGTGTTCATAGTGGATTAAGAGATTATACAAAATCATTGACAAAAGCAAGACAGAAACTATATGAGAACGGAAGACTTGGAATGATTATAGATGGTACTGGTGATGATTATTCAAAGATAGCAGACAATAAATCAAGACTTGAAAGAATTGGATATGATTGTTATATGGTTTTCGTAAATACTTCAATGGAAGTAGCGTTACATAGAAACAATAATAGAAAGAGAGTTCTTCCTAAAAAATTAGTAACAGACTCTTGGCACAAATGTCAGAAAAATATCGGTAGATTTCAAGGATTGTTCAAAGGAAATATTGTTGTCATTGATAACTCAAAACATTTAGAAGAAGATGAAGCAAAAAAGAAATTTGATTCTTTAGCAAAAACTTACATTGATAAGTTCGTAAAGAAACCAACGAGGAATCCAAAAGGAAAAAATTGGATTAGAAAACAAAAGATACTTAAAAAGAGAAAGTAATGATAAGATTACAAGACCTATTAGAACAAAAATACAAAGAGTGTCCCCCAGCAACTCAAGATGTAAAATTAAATACTCAGAACAGAGATTTAACTACTAAAGATTTTAATTACGGGCCTCAAGATGTAGATAATCCAGGTGATTACTGGATAAAGGTTGCAAAAAGATGGAACACAGAAGTAGAAAATGTTAACAAATCTTTATGTGGTAATTGTGTTGCTTTTGATATATCACCAAGAATGTTGGAGTGTATGCCAGGAGAAGTATCAGATGAATCTGGTCAATTAGGATATTGTTGGATGCATCATTTCAAATGTCACTCTGCTCGTAGTTGTCATACATGGGCAAAAGGTGGGCCTATAAAAGATGATAAGATTTCCTATATATGGGGTAAAAAAGCTTTTAGTAAATAAAGATAAGAGGTAGTCATGTTAGTAAACTTTGATGAAATAATAGAAGTAGTATTACATCACGAGGGTGGGTATGTAAACGACCCGAAAGACCCAGGTGGTGAAACTAATTTCGGAATAGCAAAAAGGTCACATCCAGATGTGGACATAAAAAATTTAACAAAAGATGGTGCTAAAGAAATCTACAAAGAGCATTATTGGGATAAGAACAAAGTAGAATCTTTATCAGAAGAATTAAGACATATTTATTTTGATATGTGTGTAAATCAAGGTAGAGGTAGAGCAGTAAAAATATTACAAAGAGCAGCAAATGCTAAAGGAGCAGGTCTAAAGGTAGATGGTGGAATGGGGCCAAAAACAATAGCAGGTTTGAAAGGTGTAGAGTTAGATAGAGTTCGTGCTTATCGTGTAAAGTATTATGCAGATTTAGTAACGAGAAAACCCGATTTAGAAAAATTTTACTTTGGTTGGTTTAGAAGAGCTCTTGAAGTTTAAAAAAAGACTTGACATATATAGGCAAAATGTCGTATATTTACATAGATAGATTGGGGGTTTACAACCAAAATGAGTTTAAATGTATTAACAGAAAGTTTAGTTAAAGATATTCTTGGTAAAGAGTCTAAGAAAACCCAACTATTAGCATTCAATAAACTTGATGAATTAAAACTAAAAAAGAATAATGTAGTAGTTGTATATCCTGGAAGATTTCAACCATTTCATAAAGGTCACTATCACTCATATTCTCAACTTGTTCGTGAGTTTGGTAAGAAAAATGTTTTTATAGCAACATCAAATAAAACTGAGGCAGGTAGGTCACCATTAGGATTTAAAGAAAAAAAAGTTATCATGACGACCATGTTTTCAATACCATCGTCTCAAATAGTTCAAGTAAAGAATCCATATGCACCATCAGAGATTCTAAATAAATATGATTCGGATTCTACGATATTGGTTGTAGCGGTAGGAGAAAAAGATAGTAGTAGACTAATGGGTGGTAAATACTTTCAGAATTTCAAAGGAACAACAGATTTTGATACATATGAGAATCAAGGATATGTTATTATAGCATCACCATTACAATTAAAGATTGGTGGTAAACTAATTTCTGGAACAATAGTAAGAAAACTTTTGGGTCAAGAATTAGATGACAATGTAAGACAGAGTATGTTTAAAACTCTTTTTGGAAAATACGACAAAAGAATTGATATGATTCTAAAGAAAAAGTTTGAAAGAAAGTTAAGTTTCTTTCCACAAAAGATAGACAAGACAGATGGAGAGAAAAGAATTTTGAACGATAAATTAATTGATGCATTTATGAACGAATCAAGTAGAGGTCTTACTGCTACAGATGACGGGCCAACCTTTATGTACCCAAGTCATAGTACATTTATGGCATCTGCAAAAAGAAGAGCAGAAAAAATTGGATATCAGTTAGTAGATTTTGTTTTAGGAAGAGAAGATTTTTATGACCATCCTATATATGTTGACGCAGTTAGTTTCTTTCCAGCAGGTAAAGCAGGTGCTTTGTCTCCTATCAACAGAGCAGACTATAAAGGAACACAAGCATATGCTACTTGGAAAAAACACATATCAAATATAGCGACACAAGCAGGATATGAACTATTAGCATTCAGTAAGAAAGAAGAAGATGAATCTAAAACAAATGTAGAACCAGAACATGATTCTAAAAAAGTAGTAGAAAAATATAATATAGTAAAAGATTTATTACCCTATTTACCACACAATAAAACACACAAGGAGTTATTACTTATGGGTGGAGCGTATGGACACCTTTCACATCCGTTTGATGACAAGGACATGACATTCGGAGACATGAAAGAATTAGTAGATTTAGCATTACAAGGTAAACTTGAATATGTAAGAGAAAAAACTGATGGTCAAAATATAATGGTCACATGGAAAGATGGTAAACTGAGAGCAGCAAGAAATAAAGGACATATAAAGAATGCAGGAAAAAATAGTTTAACTGCATCTGGAATAAAAGATATGTTCGCAGGTAGAGGTGACATAGAAGACGCATTCTTTTTTGCTATGAACGATTTAGGAAAAGCAATTGGTAAACTAAATAAGAAACAAAGAGATAAAATATTTGGACAAGGTACTAAGTTTATGTCACTTGAGGTGATGTATCCAAAGACTGTAAATGTAATACCATATGGATTGTCAATGTTATACTTTCATGGTGTAAAAGAATATGATGACGATGGTAATGTTATTGGGGATGAAAGAAGTTCAGCGAGAAAACTTTCTGGAATGATAAAACAGATAAATCAAAGTGTACAAAAAACATATACTATCTCTGATATTCCAGTAACTAAACTTCCAAAAGTTTCAGATTATTCAAAAAGAAAAGGATATTACTTTAGTCAAGTAAATAAATTAAAGAATGAGTTTGCTTTGAAAGATAGTGATGTCGTTTCTTTATATCATCAACAATGGTGGATGGAATATATTTTGAATGGAGCAAACTCTTCAGACTTTCCACATATAACAAATGATATTATGGTAAAGTTAGTACAGAGATGGGCATTCTTTGATAAGAGTTACAAGATACCACAGATGAAAAAAGAATTAAAAGACTACCCTGAATTTTTAGATTGGGTATTGTCTACTGATAAACAAGACCATACTAAATTATACAAAAAGAACATGGAACCATTTGAGAAATTATTTCTTGAATTGGGTGCAGAGATTATGAAGAACATGACTAACTTTTTATCTGCAAATCCATCAAAGTCAACAAGAATTATGGTAAAAGATTTGAATAGTTTGATAAAGAAAATAAATGCATCAGACGATGTCAATGTAATAAATAAGTTAAAAACACAACTTGATAGATTAGATAGTATCGGTGGATTTGATGCTATTGTTCCAAGTGAGGGAATAACATTTGTATTTAAAAACAATTTATACAAATTTACTGGAACTTTTGCACCTATTAACCAAATTATGGGACTATTTAGATATACAAGATAGGAGATAATAATGCCACATTCAATGGAAACAAGAAAGAAGATTTCCGAAGCTACATCTAAAGCGATGAAAAAAAAGTGGCAAGATTCTGAGTTTAGAAAGAAAAATGTAACATCAAGAAAAGGAAGAGTAGTAACTCAAAAAACGAGAGAAAAGATTTCCAACTCTTTGAGAGGTAAACCAAAGTCTGAAGAACACAGAACGGCACTTAAAATGGCTTGGAAAAAAAGAAAGAAACAATATAGTTTATATCACGAGGAATAAAGGTTATGTCAACAAAACATGAAGAAAAGGCTTTACAGTCAATACTTAGGGGTGAAACTCCTGAGAAGAGAGTAATGGTAGGTTACGAAAGCGATAAGAAAATAGAAAGTAGAGATGGTAAGACCATTGAGTCCCCTTTGACAAAAGTCATGCAAGAGGCAAGAATGCCTTGGTTTTGTCCAGAGTGTAAATGTATCATGAAGAAAAAAGCAGATGATAGATACTGGACAAGGTATAAAATGTGTTTAGATTGTTGGTCTAAAAAAGAAACCAAAATGAAAATTGATGGAACATGGGAAGCATATGAAAAAGAACAAGATGAACTTTATAGGCGTTCTTATGTAAAAGATTTGAAAGCAGAATTAGAGGGATATATTAAAATGGTTTCTAAAGACCAAGATATTGCACAAGATAGTGGTGACTTAGAAAGATGGGGGATGAGTGACCCAACCGAGATTGTTGAGACTCTTAGTAAAGAGATTACTAATATTGATAAATACCTAAGTGACGAAATGACTTGGGAAGAGTTAAGTGATGGACAATAAACTAAAACAATTAATACAAAAAGAATATAAGAAATGTGCAGTTGACCCTATACATTTCTTAATGAAATATTGTCAGATACAGCATCCAGTAAGGGGTAAAGTACCATTTCATTTGTATGAGTTTCAAAAGAAATCAATACGAGAATTAAAAGACAATAGATATAATGTCATTCTAAAAGCAAGACAGATGGGTATATCAACTCTAACTGCTGGTTATTCATTGTGGATGATGTTGTTTCAACAAGACAGAAATATACTTGTTATCGCAACAAAGCAAGATGTAGCAAAAAATCTTGTTACCAAAGTGAGAGTTATGCACGACAATCTTCCAAGTTGGTTAAAAGGAAAATGTCTTGAAGATAATAGATTGTCTTTAAAGTTTTCCAATGGTTCTCAGATAAAAGCAGTAAGTAGTAGTGGAGACGCAGGTCGTTCAGAAGCACTATCTCTTTTGATACTTGACGAAGCAGCATTTATTAAGGATGTTGATTCTATATGGGCATCAGCACAATCTACACTATCAACTGGTGGAAGTGCAATTGTTCTATCTACACCAAATGGTGTTGGTAACTTTTATCATAAGACTTGGGTTGGTGCTATGGAAGGAACTAATGAGTTTAATCCAATAAAATTACATTGGGATTTACATCCAGAAAGAAATCAAGATTGGAGAGATGAACAAGACCAATTACTGGGCCCTAAACACGCAGCACAAGAATGTGATTGTGACTTTATAACTTCTGGTAATACGGTTGTTGATGGTACAATAATACAATGGTATGAACAAACTCATCTAAAAGAACCAATTGAGAAAAAAGGATTTGATGGAAACTTTTGGGTTTGGGGATATCCAGATTATACAAGAGATTATATGGTATGTGCTGATGTAGCACGAGGAGATGGAAAAGATTTTTCTGCATTCCATGTGATTGATGTAGAGTCTATGGAACAAGTAGCAGAGTATAGAGGAATGGTTGGTACTAAAGACTATGGTAATATGTTAGTAAATGTGGCAACAGAATACAATGATGCATTACTGGTTATTGAGAATGCAAATGTAGGTTGGGCAGCAATACAACCAGCAGTAGATAGAATGTATAAGAATTTATACTATTCAGCAAAAGATTTAACAATAGTAGATACACAAGTTCAATTATCTCAAGGATATGACTTAAAGGGAAAAGATAAGATGGTTCCAGGTTTTTCAACAACTGCAAAAACAAGACCAATGATTATATCAAAACTTGAAAGTTACTTTAGAGAGAAAGCACCTATTGTACATTCACAAAGATTGTTAGATGAACTATTTGTTTTTATTTGGAATGGTTCAAGAGCAGAAGCAGCAAACGGATACAACGATGACCTTACAATGGCGTTTTGTATCGGTATGTGGGTAAGAGATACAGCACTAAGATTAAGACAAGAGGGTATGGAAATGACTAAGTTAGCACTTGGTGGTATTGGAAGTAACTCAAGTTTTGGTCAAGGATTTAGTCAAGACAATCCATTTGGACAGAGAAACCCTTGGCAAATGAAGGTTGGTACTGATGATGAATCAATAGAGTGGTTACTGGATAAGAATTAAATGAGTTCTTTGTGATGTATCTAACTATTTATTATATACAAGATTTTAGGTTAACTTAAGAGGAAATTTATGGCAGACACAACACTATTTGGTCGTCTTCGTAGACTATTTTCATCCAACATAATTGTTAGGAATGTTGGTGGTAATCGTTTAAAAATAGCAGACACAGACAGAATCCAATCAAGTGGTAATTTAGCAACTAACTACTTAGCAGCAAGATATTCTGGCATGCACATGCCAAACAATGTAGGTGGTTATAGACAGAATCCAGTCTACAACGCAGGTAGACTTGAACTATTTTCTGATTACGAAGCAATGGATTTAGACCCAATCTTAGCATCTGCACTTGATATTTACTCTGATGAATCTACAATGAAAAATGAGAATGGTGACATTCTTGATATTCGTTCTGATAATGAACAAGTTCGTGAAGTTTTACATAACTTATTTTATGATGTGATTAATATTGAATTTAATCTCTGGCCATGGATTCGTAGTATGAACAAGTATGGTGACTTTTTCTTAAAATTAGATATCGCAGAAAAGTATGGTGTTGTAGGTGTGGAACCAATGTCCCCATATGCAGTTTCAAGAGAAGAAGGTGTGAATCCAGATTTACCACATGAAGTTACTTTTAATGTAGATGATGGTAATAAAACAACTTCGTATAACAAAAATCAAAACACATTAAAGAATTATGAAGTAGCACATTTCAGAATGTTAACGGATTCTAACTTTTTACCTTATGGTAAATCAATGATAGAAGCCGCAAGAAAGATTTGGAAACAATTAACTCTTATGGAAGACGCAATGTTAATACATCGTATCATGAGAGCACCAGAAAAAAGAATATTCAAGATTGATATTGGTAATATTCCACCAGCAGAAGTTGATAACTATATGCAACAACTGATAAATAAAATGAAAAAAACTCCATACATTGACCAAAATTCGGGAGAGTATAATTTAAAGTTTAATATGATGAATATGATGGAAGACTTTTATTTACCAGTTCGTGGTGGTGATAGTGGTACACAAATAGAATCACTTAGTGGTATGGAATATAATGCAATTGATGATGTTGAATACTTAAGAAACAAGATGATGGCAGCTCTTAGAATCCCAAAAGCATTTTTAGGATATGAAGAGGGTGTTGAAGGTAAAGCAACATTAGCACAAGAAGATGTTCGTTTCGCAAGAACAATAGAAAGAATACAAAGGATTGTTCTATCTGAATTAACAAAGATTGCAATCGTTCATTTATATACACAAGGGTTTGATAAAGAAGATTTAGTAGGTTTTGAACTAAATTTAACTAATCCAAGTATTGTATATGAACAAGAAAAGGTAGCACTTTGGAGTGAAAAGATATCTTTAGCAGAGTCAATGAAAGGAACTAAGTTAATATCTGAAGATTGGATATACAAAAACATATTCAATATGACTAAAGACCAAGTAAATGACGAAAGAGCACGAATAATAGACGATATAAAACAGAACTTTAGAAAAGAACAGATTGAAAATGAGGGTAACGACCCTGCTGTTACTAAAGAATCTTTTGGAACACCACATGATTTAGCATCAATGCACCAAAAAAGAGAGGGTGATATGCCCGAAGGTGGATGGCCAGGTAGTGGAAGACCAAAAGAAGCAACAAAATATTCTACTGATAAACACCCAAGAGGAAGAGACCCTATTGGAAAGAAAGCATTAGACAAAACTTTTGATGTTGATACATCAATTAAACACACATATAAGAATAATTCACCATTAACAAAAGAAAATATAATAAATTCCGTATTAGATTCATTACCAAATAACAAAAAAATACTAATTGAAAAAACTCAAAACGAACAAATCACTAAAAAAAGTGATAAAGAATTTGATTTAATGAACGAAGATAAAGTTATTTTGTCAGATAAAGACATGAAATTGAAGTAACTTTATATTTATATATGAATTAACCTAAAAACTTGTAGATACGGAATTGGTATGAAGTATAAAAAACATTCAAAGGTCAAAAACACTGGCCTCATATTTGAGTTGTTAACGAGACAAATTGTTGCCGACTCATTAAATAATAAAAACTCACACGCAGTTAAAATCTTAAAAAAATATTTTAAAAAGGGAACTGAACTTTTTAAAGAATATCAAATTTATCAATGCTTTTTAAACCAAAAGTACAATGATGAAAAGAAAGCAGATAAATTGATTGACTTAGTATTAGAACAAGTTGGTTCCGTAAATGAAAAACAAGTAAAACAAGAGAAATATAATCTAATTAAAGAAGTTATGGAAAACTATGACTTAAAAGATTTCTCTTCTGGAAGAATTACTAACTATAAAGTCCAAGCAAGTATTTACAAGTTGATGGAATATTATAGAAATAGTCAAAATGTAGAACCAAGTGAAGTGGTTGATTCAAGATTCACGGTAATAGAACATTTGACATCTGGTAAAACAAAGAAAAATAGAGATACTGAGATTAAAAAGTTAGTTGAAAAACAAGATAAAGATGTTCGTTATCTAACTATCAAGACTTTATTAGAAAAATTTAACGATAAGTATTCGTCTCTTGATGATAAACAAAGAAAACTATTAAGTACATACATTTACAATGTTACAAATACCAATTCCTTGTCAGAATATGTGTATGGAGAGTTTTCTTCTATCAAAAAAGACATCTCTCGTTTGATGAAAAAAGTAGATGATGATGTAACTACAATAAAATTAAAAGAAGTTATCAAACAAATACCTACAAAAAGTCAAACAAAATCAATGGTTAGGGATAAACAAGTAGCAAGTCTTCTTAGACATTATGAATTAGTCAAGGAATTGAAAAAAGTATAATGGATAAGTTAAGATATATAGTAAGAGAACTTGTTAAAAGACAATTAAAAGAAGCAAATGTAACTGCTAACCTTGATGGTGGAGAAGGGCCACCTAAAACACCTTATGCATTTTCTAAGAATAAAAAGAAAGATGATAAGAAAAAAGTAAAACACGCAGAAAAAGTATACGGATACACTAAAGCAAAAAGGAATCCTAAAATATACAAAAAGTTTGGAGCATAAAATGAGTAAAAATTTATTAGTTGATTACATACCATTCCAAGTTTCCCCAGAAATGATTAACGAATCAATGGCGAACAACAATGGTAAACTGATTGTAAAGGGTGTTTTACAAAGAGCAGAGGCAAAAAATCAGAATGGTCGTATCTATCCTAAAGAAATTTTGATGAGAGAGTCAAAAAAGTACATGGATAGTTTTATAAAAGAGAGTAGAGCATTAGGAGAGTTAGACCATCCAGATAGTTCGGTTGTAAATCTACAAAATGTTTCTCATAATGTACTAAATATGGGTTGGGACGGAGATGATTTAGTTGGAGAAGTAGAAGTTTTATCAACACCATCTGGAAATATCTTAAAAGAACTATTTCAATCTGGAATAAAGTTAGGAATTAGTTCTCGTGGTCTCGGTAGTGTTAAAGAAAAGGGTGATGTAAACGAAGTTCAAGATGATTTTGAACTAATAGCATTTGACTTCGTATCAAATCCATCTACACATGGTGCATTTTTAAGACCAATGAATGAAAGTGTAGACAATAATCAGACCGACCCTATCTCAAATATCAACAGAATCATTACAGAAATTCTTACGGAGAGATAAAAATGGTCAGTTTGGTGGATTTACTTCCTAAAAAACATAAATTTGAATTAGGAAAAGTCCAGTCAAATCCATATCATCGTGTATTTAAACCAATAGAAGAACAAGATGACTCTGGTCTTGTAGGAGATGACCACGAACAAGTAGAATTATTTGGTTTTCATAGTAAAAATTACGACATATGTCAGAGTGCAGTTAAGGCAATTAACCTATTAAAGAAGGCACGAATGACCGAAAAGAGTAAAGAAATACTTATTCAGTTGGTAAAGATACAAGATGACTTCTTTGGAATTGAAAAAAAGGCACTTAAAGACGAAAAAATCAATGAAGAAGATTTAAAGGGAATGATAAACAGACTAAATGAGATACATCATAGAGTAGGAATGTTATCAGCAAGATTTAAAAGTGATTTAAGAAAACATTTTACATACACAACCATGCATATTTTTAGGGTATTACCTCATTATGAAAATTAAAGTTGAAAAATTAAGACAAATTGTCAAAGAAGAACTTGAGTTCGTTAGAAATATGAAGTCTCTTGCTATGATTACAGAGGAAATCACAGACAAAGATTTGGTAATGTTAAGACAGATTATAAGATTTGAGTTAGCATCTGTTTTTTATGACTTGTATCGGAGGAAGAACGCATGGGCAAAGTAAATATACTTAAACAAATCATAAAAGAAGAGATAAAAAACTCTCTTTTAAACGATGGTCTTGGTGATAGAATGTCTAAGAAAATTAGTAAACATAAAGGTACACGAAATAGAGACGATATGAAAAAGGTTTACAAACTTCTTAGAAAATATGGTAACAATAAAAAAGACTCCAGAGAGATGATGATTAGAAATTATGACTATGTTACCAAGACATATAGAAATGCAAGTCCAAAAAAGAAAGCAGAAATACTTTCCTCTTTATCAGCAACCGATAAACCAAAAGCAATAAGACTTAAAGGTAGAGGTGTGTATCAAGACTTTGACGGATTAGACGAAAATACTTACTATGATGAAGATAAATTATTAAAATTGGTTGATAAAGATAAGTTTTTAAAGTACATGGTAAAATCTAAGTACAGAAATAAACCAAAAGCAAAAGATTTAAAAGATATGTTTGATACTTATATAAGTGGTGACAAAGATATGGAAAAAAAATATAGGAAAATACGATGAAAAAAATGAAAGAATTACTAAGCGAAATTAGATTCAGAGATGAACATAATAATATACTGAGATTATCAGATATTACGAAAGAATATCAAGATAAGTTCATGACATCTCCAGGTGCAAAACATGGTGAACCTATTGAAGAACAAGCACCATTACCTGCTGATGTGAAAAGATTTATGGGAAAATTTACTGATTCTTTAAAAGGAGCAGGTTTGAATCGTATGAAACAAGCACAAGTGTTAGCAGGGGTTGTTGATGCACTTGGTATTGAACCAAAAGAACTTATGCAACTAATACAAAGAGTAAAAAGAGGAATGTAATGACAAATTCTACTTACAAAAAGATGATGTTTGAAGACCTTGAAGTAAATGAGGAACTTAGTAAGATAGGAAGAGAACAACATTTAGGTATGTTAAAGTTACAACTTAAAAAGTATGAAGATGTGGTTAAAAAATATATAAAATCTCTTGATAGAGAAGGTGAAAAAAAGATGGCAGTAGAGTTGATGAAACTTTATAAGAAACATATTATAGAATTTAAAATAGGATTGGAAAAAATTTATAAGGTATGATATTTATATCTAAGGAGAAACACTATGATTAAACTAAAAAAATTATTAAAAGAAGAAAAGTCTCAACAATATAAACAACATCGTAATGAGTTTATTGAGGCAGTTAACAACTTCAGTTCACTTGGACAAAACATCTATAAGTCTGGAAAAGACCTAAAGGAAATAAGTGAAACAATCAATCGTATCTGTGGTATGGCAGAAGTATTCACAATGGAAGAATCAGCAGATTGGTTTGATGAAGTTACAGTTAAAAGAAACATAGGTTCTCTAAAAGAAGCAAACAAGACATTTGTTGAATCAGCAAAAGAGATGTTCGCATTACAACAAAGACTTGAGGGTGCATATGAAGATATAGGTCAAGTTCTTGGTAGGTATTATGAAATCAAAGAAGCAACTGATGATTACGATGGTACGAATGTAGATGGATATATAAAAGACGACCCACATGATGATAGTGAAGTTTCTCAAAAAAGGGATATGGAAGATATTCCAAATTAATTTAAAATGAAAGGTTATAACAAAATGAGAAGAAAAAAACAAAAGAAATCTGATTGGGCTTTAGGTGGTCAAGGGGTAAAGGTACTAAATGGAGATGTTGAATTAGCCCTTAAACGATTCAAAAAAATAATTAAAGATTCTAAAAAACTGATAGAATTATCAGAAAGAAGATTTTATACCAAACCATCTGTTAAAAAAAGGTTAGAAAAGAAGATGGCAAAGGTAAGAGAAAGAAAAAGATTACAAGAAAACCAATAAACCTGTAAGGCTTTTTACAACTTGTGTATATTTATATACATATGAATACACTATCGTACATTCGTACATCATATAGTGTGAGACCTTAAGTAATTCTATTATACTTCTTAATAAGTATAAATTCCAATAATAATATATGGAGAAATAATATGGATAGTCTCTTAAAAGACGCTATCGCAGACGCAAAAACAGTTCGTGAAACTGCTTTAGAAAATGCTAAGTTAGCACTAACCGAAGCTTTTACACCTACTCTTCAATCTATGCTATCTCAGAAACTTCGTGAAGAAGATGATGAAATGGATATGGATATGGATGACAAGGAAGAGGACGAAGAAGCAGAAGAAGCACCAGCAATGGATGCAGAAGCTGCTGATGACGACCACATGCCAGGTCATGATGCCGATGAAGGTCATGGAGAAGACCATGATGAAGAAGAAGGCGAAGAAGAAGAAGAAGGTATGAGAGAAGAAGAAGGTGAAGAAGAAGACGAAAGAATGTCTGAAGAAGAAGGCGAAGAGCATGATGAAGATGATGACCTTGACCTTGAAGCAATCATTAGAGAGCTTGAAGAGGAAGCAGGGGAAGATGAAGACGAGCGTGATGACATGAAAGAAGAAGAAGACGCTGATGAAGATAAAGAAGAAATGGATGAACAATCTGATTCTTCTGGTATCGGCAAATCTGATAACAAAGTTGACCAAGCAAGTGGTGATGACTATGAAAAGGCAGAAACTGAAAAATCTTCTAAAGCACCTGGTGCTGAAATGGAAGACCATAAGAAAGTTGATGACTTGAAAGACCACATAGAGCTTGACCTTGATTCTATCATTCGTGAAATTGAAGGCCTTGATGAAGAGGAAGACAATGATGAAGGTGAAGAGATGAAAGAAAACGAAGAACTTGAAGAGGTTAAAAAATCTCTTGAAGAGCATCGTGAAGTAATCGTACATCTTCGTGAAAAAATCAATGAAGTCAATCTTCTAAATGCTAAACTTCTTTACACAAATAAGTTGTTCAGAAATCATAACCTTAATGACGGACAGAAATTGAAAGTCGTTGAGACATTTGATAGAGCAACTAACATTCGTGAAGTAAAGTTAGTTTTCACAACTTTAGCCGAGTCATTTGACGGAGTTAGAGTAACTAAGAAGCGTTCTGTGAATGAAAGTGTTGCAAGTAAGGCTGTTGCATCTACGAAACCAAAGCAAGAAATTGTTGAGGAATCAAATGATGTTGCAGATAGATTCAAACAATTAGCAGGGTTAATTAAATAACCCACAATATGGAGATAAAATATCATGAAAAATCTTGATACTTTAACTGGTTTAGTTGGGGACGCAGGTTCTCAGCATAAATCCCTCCAGGCTGATGCAAAGAAATTGTCTGAAAAATGGGAAAAAACTGGTCTTTTAGAAGGACTTGATGGATACGATAAAAATTCTATGTCCATTCTTCTTGAAAACCAGGCTAAACAATTAGTACAAGAATCCAGTAGAACTGGTACAGCATCCAACTCTGAGGAGTGGAGTGGTGTAGCACTTCCTTTGGTTCGTAGAGTGTTTGCAGAAATCGCAGCGAAAGACTTCGTTTCTGTTCAACCTATGAATCTTCCATCTGGACTTGTTTTCTTCCTTGATTTCAAATATGGAACTTCACAACCTGGATTTGATGTCGTTAGTGGCGTCACTCGTGATGGGTCTGGTACTCTTCACGGTCAAACAAATACCTCTGGTAATCCATCTGGTGGATTGTACGGAAGTGGTAGATTTGCTTATTCTATAAACGAAGCAGCATCAGATTCTATCGCTACTCCTACATCAGCATCAGTAGTCTTTAGTGAACTTAACTTTAACGCAGATATGTCAGCATCTATTAATACTGGTCATCTTCGTTCTGTTACAGTCACTACTGGTTCTAATGCTCTAACTAATGTGGATGCTGAGGGTGTTCGTGGTTTCTCAATTTCTGGTAGTAACATCGTTAGTTTCTTTCCAGAATTTACTTCAATTGACACAAGCGGTAATATTAAATTTATCGTATCTGGTTCTGATAACATAACAGGTATTGTTGTTAAATATCAGAAGCAACCAACTGATGTCACAAGAGGTGATTTTGAGGATACCTCAACTTCTGGTTCCGCAGTGAGCCTTGATATTCCTGAGATTGATGTACAATTAAGGTCTGAGACAATTGTCGCAAAGACTCGTAAATTGAAAGCATCATGGACTCCTGAATTCGCTCAAGACCTTAACGCTTACCACTCAATTGACGCAGAAGCAGAATTGACTTCTATGTTAAGTGAATACATTTCAATGGAAATTGATTTGGAAATCCTTGATATGTTAATTGAGAATGCAGTTTCATCTGCTAATTGGTCTGCTAAAGTCGGTTTTGATGACGATGGAGCTGGCTCAGGTGAAGACAGATTTTCTGAAATATCTGGTGCATCTAATGCTTATACTAAGAATGCTTGGTATCAAACATTAGGTATTAAGATACAGAAAGTGTCTAATGAAATACATCGTAAAACACTTCGTGGTGGAGCGAACTTCTTGGTAACTTCTCCAACTGTAGCTACAATCCTTGAGTCAATTCCTGGATATGCAGCAGATACAGATGGTGACCAAAGTTCTTTCGCAATGGGTGTACAGAAAATCGGTGCTTTAAACAATCGTTTCACAGTTTACAAGAACCCTTATATGACCGAGAATGTAATTCTTATGGGATATCGTGGTTCTCAGTTCCTTGAAACTGGTGCTGTTTATGCTCCGTATGTACCTCTCATCATGACTCCGTTGGTCTATGACCCAACGAACTTTACACCAAGAAAAGGTGTGATGACTCGTTACGCGAAGAAGATGGTAAGACCTGAGTTCTACGGAAAGATTAATGTTGCTCACTTAGACCAAGTCTAAATTTCAACTTAATCGTAACCTGATAAAATAGGGGGAAGTTTTTACTTCCCCCTTTTTTTTTAACCTATAAGTCTAATTTTTAGGTTACTTGATATTTATCTATAAGAAACATTTATATCTTTGGAGTAAATTTATGGCAGATATACCTATATGGCCAGGAAGTGGTTCGGCAATTAGTGGGTCAACTCCTTTCGGTCAATACGATACGGATTCATCTTTTCAGAATGACGGGCCAAGTGTTGCGAATTGGTGCGCAAAAAGACTTGGATATCCTATAACAGACATTGAATTACAAGATTCTCAATTCTATGCTTGTTTTGAGGAGTCTATTAGTGAGTATAGTTCACAAGTGAATCAGTTTCAAATAAGAGAAAATTTATTGAATGTAAAAGGAGCACCAACTGGTAGTGATATGACCAATGTTGAAATAAATCCAAATCCTCTTGCTCGTGCAATATCAATAGCAGAAAACTATGGTTCTGAAGCAGGTAGTGGTGGAAATATAACATGGTATAGTGGTTCTATTGATATGGTAGCAGGTCAACAAGATTATGACTTGGATGCATTATGGGCAACTCCATCTGCAAGTGGAGCAGCAATTGAGATAAAAAGAATATTCCACGAAGCACCACCTGCGATACAAAGATACTTTGACCCATTTGTCGGAACGGGAATGGGAATGAATGCAATGTTAGATTCTTTTGGATTTGGTAATTATTCACCAGGAGTTAGTTTTATCTTAATGCCAATTTATGCTGATATATTAAGATTACAAGCAATTGAGTTTAATGACCAAATTAGAAAATCAGCATATTCGTTTGAATTGATTAATAATAAATTAAGAATATTTCCAATACCACAAGACGATGGAAATGGAGCATCACCAGAAAAGGTACATTTTCAGTATATTGAGAAAGCAGATAGAAACGCAGTTGTTACTAATAATATTGGTACGGTAACCAACTATTCAAATATACCTTATAATAACTTTACATATTCTTACATTAATGATGTTGGTAAGCAATGGATTAGAAAATATACTCTTGCATTATCACGAGAATTATTAGGGTTTATAAGAAGTAAGTATTCAAGTGTTCCAGTACCTGGTTCTGAAGTTACTCTAAATGGTGGGGAACTTGTTTCTCAAGCACAACAAGAGAAAGAAGAGTTGGTCACACAACTTAGAGAGAACTTAGAACAAAGTAGTCGTAGATTACAACTTGAGGCTCAAAGAGAAGAAAATGAAAATATGCTTTCTGTACTTTCAGGAGCACCATTAAAAATATATGTAGGATAATTCATGGGTTTATTTTATAGGTCACGAGACTTTCAGTTAATAGAGACTATCAACGAAGAACTTATTGGAGAAGTTGTAAACACAGAAATAGATGTTTACAAATACAATCTATATGAGTCTGAAGTAAACTTGTATGGTGAAGCAAGAAGTAAAGTATATTATCAAGGTTTGAGGGTAGCAGCTCTTATAGAACAAGAAGACCAAACATACGATACGGCGGAATATCCAGGTGCAGAATTAAATCAAGCTGCTACCTTTAATTTCTTAAGAAAGACAATAAAAAACGCTGGACTATTTTTAGAATTAGGAGATATTATCTCTTGGAATGATTCTTATTGGGAAGTTAATGGTGTTGTAGAAAATCAGTTGGTATATGGACAAACAGAGAATAGTTTAACAATCACCGTAACTACACATATGTCAAGAAGAACAAAACTTCAAATAGAAAGAGTTCGTGTTGGTAATGCAAGTAAAAACAATAGTATGAGGAATATCTAATGGCAGAAAAACCAACACCTAAAACTCAACGAGAAATTTCCTCTCAGTTTGTGATAGATAGAGCATTACCAGGTGTACAAAAACCACCATTAGAAACTGATAAGGTAAATCGTGGTGCTACAAGAACAAGAAAAAATGACCGAGTAGGTGATATAAAAATAGGTCTATATGACATAGATGATACTATTAAGTATTATTTTGATGAAGTTATAAGACCAAGAGTAACAGATTTTGATGAAGATGTTCAAGTACCAGTTATGTATGGTTCTCCAGAAAGATGGGTTTCAGCACAAAGAGGACAATATTATAGAGACCAAAAAGGTAAGATAATGGTTCCTTTAATTATGTACAGAAGAACATCTGTAGGTAAAGATACTACTTTAAATTTTTCAAAAATAGATGCAAATAACCCAAAACTTTTTTACACATTTGAGAAAAAATATTCTCCACAAAATAGATATGATAATTTTTCAGCATTACAAGGGGTCATTCCAACAAGAGAAAGATACTCAGTAGTAGTTCCTGACTATGTAACTATTCAGTACGAAGGTGTTATTTGGACAGACTATATTGAGCAAATGAATGACCTTATAGAAGCCATAAATTACTCACAAGGTAGTTATTGGGGTGACCCCGAAAGATTTAAATTTAGAACATCAATTGCTGAATTTTCTGATGCTACAGAAGTTCCTACTGATGGGGATAGAATTGTTAAAACTACATTTAATATGGAGTTACATGGATACATTATACCAGATAGTTTAAATAAAGAATTAGCAATGACTAATCCAAATACTCAACTTGAAAACACGGTTGGACAAATTTTATTTGACGAGGGTGATGATATAACCAGTGAAGAAGTACTAAGTGGTACAGAAACTTCTACTGGTGGTAGTAATGCAAATTTTGTCACATCAACACCTGGAGCAACTGTAGAAGAAACATTGGATATGGCATTAGTATTTCAATATTTAGATAAAAGATTTTCAAAGTTAGCAAATAATACGGCGATGACGACTAATACTGCTACATTCTTAACTTCAAGTTTAGCAATAGCACCAAGTGGATTTGAGTTGAATCCAACTACTAATAATGATTTTCTTATATTTGTAAATGGTGCTTATGTAAGACCTGGATTATATAGTGTGGCAGAGGATGGTGGAAATACGATTTTTACTTTTACAACATCTTCATTAGGATATGGTTTAGAGTCTGATGATGAGATTATAGCATATGGAAAGTTTAACGCATGAGTTTATTAAGTCCAGATTTACAAGATAAATTGAACTATATTCACAACGATAGTTTCATAAATTCTGCTCCACTTTCACCAGATAGTATAACTGGAGGTGGTAGTGGCACAGTTACTATAACTTTTAATAATAAGAGTTTTATGACACCACCAGAATCTCAATTTGGTGGATTTAACTCTGTTAGCAAAGATAGTTTTCTGATATTTATTAATGGGTTGGAAGCCGAACATGAATCTTGGAGTATTGAAGAAAGTGGAAATAATATCGTGGTTACGGTAAATGAGACTAAAATAAATTTTACAATGGATAATAGTGACGAAGTGTTTTTGTACGGGAAAATTGAATAATGGCAAAGTTAAAAGCAAAACAGATAGTAGATATACAAGATAGTATCTTTCAGCAGACTGGGTCAGTACAATCTACACAAGCAGATTTAGCAATTACTGGTTCTTTAACTGCAAGAGCAGGTATTGTTGACTTTACTAATGCTACTTCTATAAGTGGTTCTACTTTTAGTGGTTCATTTGTAGGTAGTGGAGCAGGTTTAACTGGTGTACCAGCAAGTGGTATAGATGGACAACTTGGAATATTCTCTCAAACTGGTTCTATACAAGCAACAACAAATAATATAGAAGTTACTGGTTCAGCGATTTTTACAGGTCAAGTAACTGCCAGTAGTGGAATAAGAGCAGTTGGTGATTCAGTAATAGTTGGTGATTTACAAGTCAATGATGATTTAATTGTTTCACAATACATTTCACATAAAGGTGATGCTAATACAAGATTTAACTTTACCAGTGATAGGATTCAAGCTGAAGCGGGTGGTATTAATTTTTTTGGATTACACAAAAAAGATGCCCAACCACATCTCTTTACTGTTAATAATGGTGGAAACCATATTGATTTTCAAATTAAAGATAACGATGGAGATACACTTTTTAGAACAGATGCTGATGGTGATAATGTTTTATTTCCAGATGCAGTAAAAATAAGTGGTTCATCAGCATCAACTGCTTCTTTTGGTTTACTACAAGGTGATGGTAGTGAACTAACTGGAATTGTAAGTGGTATATTTCAAACTACTGGTTCAATTGAGGCAACAACTAATGATATAGAAGTAACTGGGTCAGCGAAAGTAAATACTTCAGCAACTGGTTCTACTGCTATATTTACAAATAACATACAGAATGGATATCCAACTTCAAATAACTGGAAAGAAAATTTAGACGGAAGTTTTTTCAATAACTTTGATAACACAACTCATGTAAGTGAAATATTAAGATTTATGGCAGGAGTAATTAGTTCTTCAATAGATACTGCTTCTCCAACAGCAAATACAAAAACATTTGGAAGTGTTGATTCAAATGAAAATAATTTAGGTAGTACAGATACTATTAGTGGATATTTACCAACAAATTATACTTCTTTAAATAATGCGACATTAAACTATTTAGTATCTAAGGGTTGGACAAGTGTTGGAGCAACAATCTTTAATGGTATTTCAGTATATCATGATAATGGAAGTTCTTATTTTGTAGACTTTGATTCTAATTCAGCAGGTTCTACAGACATTAGGTCTTCAGCAGATACAGAGTTATTTTGATTAGGTGGATTGACAAGTGGTGGAGCAACAGAGTTTAAAGTTAGAGTTGTTGCTACACAATCATTTAGTGATGTGTCCACTAATAGTGCTCCAAATCAAAGTAGTAATACTTTTACTACACAATCGTTTAAAGATTTATCAATTAGTTCTTTTGGAACATCAAACGGATTGACCTTAGCAAAAATTGATTCTTCTAATCCAGCAGTAATTCCAGCAGCATTTCAAGATGGTAAATTTGCAAATGTTGGTGGTACTTCTATGACTGGTTCTTTATCAAGAAAATATCACACATCAGAAACAAGTTTTACAAGTGTATCATCAAGTGGATATTATAGATTTCATGATTTAAAAGTCGGTATAGCAACAGGCTCATCAGGTGCTTTTACCCTTGTAAATGGTTCTACAAAAAATAGATTTTGGGCGCCAGTAGACCAAATAGAATCTGATATAGGTACTAACTCACTTTCAGATACAGGCACCACACATAGAAGTTTAACAGTTGTGTCAAGAAGTTTAAGTGGAGTTCCATACATGACTGGTTCTACTTACGAACTATCCTCGAAAATAACTGGTCTATTTAGTCCTATGTTTATTGCATCAACTACTTTAGTTGATATGACTGCCGCATCAGTTGGAGTTGGAAGTGCAACGATAACAGGCGACACAGTATCCACGAGCGGGGGAACCGTTCAAACAAGTGGTAAAGTTTTCCAAAGTGATGGTACAACGGGAGTAAATAGTGGAGTACCAAGACATGATGATTTGGTTTTAGTTACTGCATCAATAGTCTATGATGGTGGTAGTAGTACAAACATACAACAAACTGGTACAAGTGATAGTTCATTTACAGTGGCTACAAAAGCTCGTAATAGAAACAATTCACAATCTACGTTAGATACACAAACTATTAACTATCATACCCAAGGAACTTTTGGTCAAGTAACAGCAAGTGGTAGTTTAGCAGTGTACGATAGACCACAAGGATATGATGGTGGTTCTCTTACTGGTACTACTGAGGCTTTTAGTGGAGAAGATTTTAGAATAAAAAACAATAATAATGTTTTAGGATTTAATGGAGAGGCATCAGATACAAACTATAATGTATCACAATCTGGTGCAAATAGAATATTAGGTGAAAACGATTTACAAGTAAAACCAGGTTTCTTAGTAAATCCAGGTGGTAGTTTTAGATATTGGTATCCAGCTAACTATGGTAGTGGCTCCTACAAATATTATATAAGAAGATTTCAAACAAGTGGTGCAAAAACACAAATGACTTTAAATGTTGGTAAAACGTTAGTAAACTGGCGAGCAACAACGGCTGATAGTGTAGCCGCAGTGGTCTTGTTTAAGAGTTCTGCAAGTGGTAGTGGTAATCGTGGTGGTGCAGGTTCTTATAGTAGAGCTAGATTGTATGACCCAAGTGAAACAACAAGTAACCTAGTTTCTGAAAGTGTAGCACATCAATCAGATGACCATTTGAATCCATTTACTGATGCATTTGATTTATATGGAAATACAGGTGGTGGTTTATCATCAACCACTTATACCATACCACTAAGAAATGCAGATGGAATGTTTTTAGATAATACAGATAACGAGTTTTATGTGATACTAAGATATAAAGGTAAC